ATAATGTCTCCCATTGCGCCGGGCTTGATAACGTCTTGCCTACGCGCGGCATACATGGAGTGCATGTCGATTGCCTGACGAAGCGCCATGATCTGGAACTCGTCAGCATTACGTCCGATTGCCGCTTCCTGCATTTTGCGGTAGTACGCGATGTACATGTCGTGTTGGTCGTCTTCAAACGTCATGATCGGCTCCTGCGTTTGCAGGTGACGGATGTAGCGTTCTTCGGGACCAAGCTCGATGGTGGGGGCGTCGAGGAAGATGTCTGCGTCCTCAATGCCCATAGCGTTACCGAGACGACGAAGGGCTTCGCGCGTCATGCGCGGGATGCCGCCTTGGAACGATTGCTGCGCATTCGTGGTAACCGTCAGCCACTGCATCAGTGCCTGAATATCTCCCGCATTAGAAAGATGCCCAAGCTCCACGGGATCAACGTCGAAACTAAAGCAAGCAGTCGCAGGATCGGGGACCGGGATAGTTCTGATAACGCCATTGTCGAGCGGGATGTCGAGGGTCTTGCCGAAGATACGCCGCTGGTACTTAAAGCCGATCTGCGCGATCTTGGTCCACATTGCAGCCATGACTTCGAGGCGGTCTTGGTTGCGTTTAGACGCTGCGTCAGTGATGGCGGCTGCTTCCGTTGCGGACTTCCGAGGATTAGTTGCGATGCCTCGGTCGCTGGGCGACACGCCGGTCACATCGTCGAACAGGCGCATGTATGTCTGCAATGCGCCGAGGTATTCGTTGAGGACCGTGCTTTGCTCGACGGGACGCATCGTGGCGTTGACGCCGCGCGTGTTGTCGTCGGCATCGACGCCGATGAATACAGTGCCGCCGGGAATGATGTTGCGGACAGCTTGGATGGCGTCGTCGCTGATCGCGTTCTTGTCGAACAGGATCGTGTTGTTGCTGGTGCGGACCTCGCGGTCAATCTGCACGAGCGTTTGCACGATCATGCGCATGAGCGGAATCCACGACAGCACTTCAGCGGCGGGAACGTCTTCGCTCGGTGCGGGGTCGAGGAAGTTGCCGATGACGAGCGGACACTCAGGGAGCATCTCGGTGCACATGTACTCGCCCACCGGGTTAGCCACCTCCTTGTACGGCTGAAGGTTCGCCTCTTCGGGGCGATCTTCTTGGTTGCGCACGACGAAGATCGACATTGGACAACCTTTGTCGGGCGAGCCGTGGCGGAAGCCGTCGTGGTAACACTCGGTAACGCGCACGATCTCCCAAGGGTTAGGGGGTGTGTCGCCGCTGTAGTCCGGCTTCCAGTGCGCGGGCAAGTCGCCCCACTGCATGTCGTAGGAATGCCATTTAAACCTGCGGTGGAACGGCTCGTAGCCGCAGTCGCGCGGCTCGACCGTGCTGTACTTGACGCGGTTGTAGGGGACCTTCTCTTTGTCGTCGTAGGTGACCTTGACGGCAAAGTAGGGAGAGAGCATGCCGATAAACGCTGCCTTGCGCATCGCGTGCCGTAGGTCGCCGTGGTCCGTCATGATGCGGGTAAGCTGGTTCTGCTTGTCCGCAAGATGCGCCGCGCCGGGGACCCGCGCCTTCACGCGGAAGGACGGCACTCCAGGCGTCATGCTGCTGACGATTTGCCGGAGCCGAGATAGAAATAGGTTGGCTGTCGTCTCCGGCGGTTGCCAAGTCATTGTTGACAGCGCGTCAGGAATGGTATGAGCCGGGATGCCTTGTTCGCCAATAACAAGCCGCGCTGCGCCGCCGAGCGGGTCGCGGCCCGTGTAGATGTCCGCAATCAGCCTTTCGTTGCCAGACAGCGGCTCGTGTAGCGCGTCTTGCGCCTCCTGTAGCAGAGCCGACAGGGCGAAATGCGTTTGCTCGTCGAGCTTGAAGGGCTTACCCGTTCGGCCAGTAGTTTCCATTCGAGGTTGCCGGAGTGTTCCAGATTTTCAGCGGGTCGCGCGTCGGGGGGCTAGGTTCGACGCCGGGCAGACTGCCGCGCCGTTCCACCATTGTAGAGAGCAGCGCCAGCGCCGAGATGAGGTCGTCAGAGTCAGAGAGCGGGTACTCGATAAGGCGTTGTACGAGGAGTTCTCGCCCAGGGAACTCCTTAGGCATAATCAGGTATCCCTTACGCATTGCGGTTTGCAGTGCCATAAGCCGGAAAGCTAGGGAAGAGTTACCGATCTTCTGCCCTCTAATCCTAACACCTTTAATCTTTCCGCGCTCCTCAAGCCAAGGGGCGAACAGCGACTGAGAAGCGACCTTCTCGATCCAAATGCTCTTGAGCTTTTTGTGGGCAGGGACGCCGATGTCTTCGATCCAGCACGCGGCTGCGTCTGCGCCTCCGGGAATCTCCAGTGCGCGGACAGGGACGAAAATGTTTCGGTCGGGGGCGAAGCCCTTGAGGCCGAGCGTGCGGGCCGTCAGCACTCGCACGACGACCACGCCGTTTAGATCCCCCAGGGTGCCGTCGATACGCGCCACGGGGTCGTACAGGAGGATCTCGGGGCCGTCAGGCAGGTTCTCTAGCGTGAGTTCAGGGTCGGTGGCCGCTGCCACCAGATCCGGCTCGAAGATGGCCTCCTCGGCGGGGACGGGCTCGCACAGGTACTGCGCAGAGAAGAAGGTGCGGCTCAGGGCCGTCTGCTTCTCGATGATCTCGTCGGCGGTCAGGAACGAGGGGCAAAGCGGGTATGCGCCGTCAGGGCCGGGGCCTTTGCCGTCTGCGCGGTTGTTGACCGGATTGACGCCATCCCAGACGCCGAAGCGGAACTGTGCCCAATCCTCCCGGCGACTCAGGAACGAAGTTACGTCTTGGAACGCCCACGGGGTGCCGATGTGGTTGATGGGGGAGTCCGGCGAGTACATCAGGGGTTCAAGGGCTTCGATGAAGTCGATGACTTTCTGACGGCGCGTGTAGGTGCGGCTATTTTGCTCGTTGGCGGGGTCGTCGATGACAGCACGGGTAGGGTGGTTACCCGCGAGGTTCGATTCGACTGAGGCCGCGAATACGGAAGGTTCCCGGCCTTTACCGGCGCGGCCTGAAATGTTGAATTGGTCGGCGGGGCCAGACTTGCGCATGTCTCCTTGGAGGGCAAGCCAAGGGAATGCCTCGCGGACGGGCATGAAAAGGCCGGGGAGGATCTCTAGGTCGCCGTTCAGGCGGTCCCTAATCTCTCCTACGAGCTTTCGTGCAAGGTCTAGGGTCGCGCACGCGATGAGATTGCGGGACTCTGGGTGGCGTAGGAGGTGGTGGCACGTGTCAATGACCGTAATCATCGTAGATTTGGCGTGACCACGGGGGACAATGGTGCTGGTCTTGGGGCGAGAGTGCACGTGGGCCAGCATCTGGCGGTGAAAATCGCCAAATCGTTTACGTGTGCCGCCCGGCTCGCCCTGGTAGCCGAGAGCAAAGCCGAAGGCGAGGGGGTCGCGCCAGATATCGAAGAGCGCATCCCGTATTTGTTCCGGCGTATAGTCTGTGGGCAAAATCATTAGGCCGTTTAGTGTACGGGGCGAGGGGCACGGTGGCTAGGGGGCGGGGGCAAAGCCGCGCGGGGGAAGGCGGCGCCCCCCGCGTCGGTCGTTTGCAGCTTGCGCCGGGCCGGGCCGGGCCGGGCCGGGACTCACTCCCGGCCGCGCGCCCGGAGCACGTCGCGCACGATCTCCTCGGCGGCGTCCAGGGTCTCGGCCCAGCGCCGCCGGTCAATCGGTGGACGAGGCCGGATCCCGCGCGCGACTGCCAACGCCTCCCGGGCCCACGCCGGTACGGCGGCGAGCACGGCGGCCGCCTCCTCGTTGGCTTCGAGATCGACCAGCCCCGCGTCGTCCAGGGCGGCGTCGCGATGCGTCGTCGTCCACGCGTCTAGCGCTTCTGCGTTGGCCTCGTCGCGGCGGCGGCGGCGTCCGACGACGCGTCCGGCGGCGGCGTCACGGTTGCCGGAGATCGCGCCGCCGAAGATCGCGCGACGCGTCGCATCGTCGGGCACCATAGCGGCACGCGTCGCGGCGTTCGGGAGGCGCAAGAACGCCTCGTGGATTCCGGCGGCGGCGTCGTCCTGGCCCGCGCGGAGCACGGGGGAACGGTCGCGGGAAGTCGCGCCGCGCCTATCGGCGGCACGGGCAATGCCGGTCGCGCGATGCGCGGCGGCAGATGCGGCGGCGTGGGAGTAGAGATCGGTCCACGCGGCGGCGGCGTCGTCGGTAAGAGTCATTTGGAAGCTCCGTTCAATGGGTCAATGGGAATCAACGGGACAAGCGTCCCGCCGTAGTCTATCGACCGACGACGCCACCACCCGGCACGGGAACCCGAATCCGCCGGACAATCTCGGGGCGAAGTTTGTCCGAGCGACGCAAGTCCAGGCGGCGGCGGAGGTTGCGTCGCATCGGCGAAGTTTGTCCCGGGGTTCTCCGGCGGATCCGGCCCGCCGTGCCGGGTGGTGGTGTCCGGCACGGCCCGGACGGCCCGGCCGCTACGGTCGTCGTCGTCCAGGCCGCACGCCGCCGCTACATTCGTTCCCCTTACATGGACAATCCCATGAGCAAGAACTCCCAAGCGGCGATGGCCGCGCGCATTCAGGAACTCGAAGCCGAACTCGCGAGGCGTGATAACCTTGGCGATTGCCAAGTCACGCTTGCAGACGGCATCACCAAGAAGGGTATCCGCTACTGCCACATTCAGGTCAAGGGCGGTCCTTTCGGGTGGCGTGGTATCAATCTCAAGCCACAATCGTGGGACCGTCTCAAGTCCCTCACGGCCGAGATTGACGCCGCGTTTGTCGAGCACGCTGACGCGCTTGCGTCCTTCGCAGCCAGCAACCGCTGACCCGCGCGTCGCGCGTCCCCTCGCGGGGGCGTGCGGCGCTCTTCTCTTTCACTCATACAACAGCTAGAGGCGAAGCCGAGATTCACGTGGACAACTACACATTTCTCATCATCGGCAGTCTGTTCTTAGGCGCTTACGCCGCGTGGAACATTCTGCTTGGCGCACTAGAACAAATCGACGGTGTAAACGAACCCAACACCAAACATCGCAAGCCCAAGGAGGACAACGATGGAAAACAATGAGGACAGAGGATACGTCAACGTTTACCTTGTGGACAAAGCTTACGGCGGTCCAGAGGAAGGCGGTTGGTATTACGATTACGGCGTTGTTGTCGGCTCTATGCCTTACAGCGCACTAAGTTTCCGAGCAGCGCAAGCTTATTGCGACGAAGCTAATCAGGGGCGTCCCCCCATTACTGACACCAACTCAGTTGGACGCTATTGCGTTCACATCGAAGACGAGCAAGGTACTAACTTCCCAGACCGCAAACCCTTTTACGAATGAATCATCTAAGCATTCACAGTTGCCACGTTGTCAGCGTTGACGTACATGCAACTGAATCTGACCCTTCATCCGGTTGGATTGAAATCAGCGCAAAGCGTCGCTCCTTAAGGGGCGACAACCTAGAGACCGTTACTACGACACTGTTCACTAACGATCTCGACACACTGATGAGCAGCTTTCGAGGCGTGTTCTACCGAAAGACTGATGTAGTCGAACAACACGACGGCTAGCTCCCCCGTTGTGTTTAGCTACCTATGCAGCGCACACCCCCCTCTTATGTGTGCTGACCTGTTAGGGCAGGTGTAGCGAAGATGTTAGGCCCTAAGCGTCCGGCGAGTCGTGTCCGCATGCACGGCTCGTCGGGGTCATCTTTGTGAGCAGCGTGCACCTGTGATTACACAAAGGGGCAGCGTGGCCCAGAAACACGTAGTCCCGTGGGATTCGGGACACCATTCATTATGCAACTCAATCGTGAACAGTGGCTCGATGCAGCCGCGCAGGAAATGAAGTCCTGGCTCTTAGCGTGCAAGGACAGCAGCGACTACCCGGACCCGCTTATTAGCGTCGGCTTTCCCAAGGGCAGTCGTGGTCGCAACACTAGCCGTGCTATCGGTCAGTGTTGGGACAAGAGCACGAGCGGCGACAAGCAGCGTGCTCACATCTTCATCATTCCCACGCTCACTGACCACGAGACCGTGCTGGCGACTCTGCTACACGAGCTTGTGCATGCGTGTGTGGGCAATCAGTGCGGGCATCGTGGCCCGTTTAAGTCTGTTGCTGTTGAGGTTGGCCTCACTGGCAAGATGACTGCGACTGTCGCCAGCGATGCGCTCAAGCCTCGTTTAGAGTCAATCGTGCAAAAGCTGGGCGACTACCCTCATCCGGGCCTTGAACAGCCCAAGCGTGGTAGCGTAGGCTCGCGCTTGCTCAAGGTTGAGTGCCCTCGCTGTGGCTGCATCATCCGTATGACGGCCAAGTGGCTCGATTCTGTTGGTCCGCCTACCTGTGGGTGTGATACCCCCATGCATCTCGCATGATTCCCATTCCTGTTTGCAAATACACCGACGAGCAAGACCTACTGCTTGCGGACGGTTCCGTCGTTTACATGGACGGATTCTCCCGCTGGCACGTGGTCTTGCCTGACGGTACGCAGAAGTATCTCGGCAGACGCCGAGCGTTCATTCCCGAGTCCAATGACGGTGGCTACTGTTACGACTCTTACGCCTCTAGACCTGATAATGTTGAAAGACGACTGGCCTACCTCGGTCAAGCATCACGGCGTGGTGTTTGATGTGACCATTGACTTTGGCTTTGGCGGCGACCGTATGCAGCCGCCCGATCCCCCTTCTGTTTCAGATTACAGCGCGTCCGACATCGACGACATTGAGCTTGCGGCCAAATACTGGCTGTCGCTCACCGTCATCGAGGACAACGTAAGTGACTTTGAGCTTCTCTGTTCCCGCATTCTTAAAGCTGCGGAGCGCGATGTGTGCCCCGATGGCCTTGAGGAAGCCTATTTCCAATCAATCGAATGACTCCCGAATTCTCCCCTGACGGCACCGAGTACGTGCTCATCGAAAACATGGCTAACGAGACTTTCGACTTTAAACGCCCGGTCGTCTATCGACCTGACGGCACCGTTTACGCGGTCAACGGCAAGCGCAACCTAGAGACTTATCAGGCTGCGGTGGAGGGCTACATCGAGCCTGTGCGTGTTCCTAACTTCAACGCCAACTCGGTGGACGAGTTCGTTGGGCTTGTCAACGAGGAGGGTTTGCTCAAGGGCTTGCCTTACAACGCGACGGCCAGCCTTATCTGTGGTCAGCCCATTGTGGGCAACCTTCTTATCCTTAAAGAGGAGTGGTTCGATTGATGGGTAACCCCACGTATTACGACGACAACTTCGGTGAGTGGAAAATCGAGTCCGACGAAGACGTAGATTTCTACCACCACGTTCAGCGGACCAATGTGTCTAAACAGTGCGAGCGTTGTGGCCGCACAGTGTCTATTCAACCGCACTACGCAGTGTGTAACTCTTGCGCCGACGCCATCGAGCGCGGCATCGACTTCTGATGGGACAGTATTACATCATCGCCAACACGGCCAAGCGCGAGTTTATTCATCCGCATGCTTTCGGTGCTGGCCTCAAGCACATGGAGCTTGCGTCGTCTAGTTCCATGATGTACGCCATGTCTCTGCTTATCGTTCAGAGCGACGGTATTGGCGGCGGCGACTGGGGCTCAATCTATCCTGCTGCACGCAACGATCACCCTATTGTCGGTCAATGGGCTGGCGATCCAATCATCATGGTTGGCGACTACGACGGTTCTGGTCTTTACGACGAGGCGCGGCGTTCGTATACAGACGTTTCTATGCCTGTCTTCACGGCCATGTGTCGCGAGGGTTATTGGCAACAGCGGCTCAAGGACGATATTTCGTATCGACTCGATCCTAACTACGGCTCTGCCAGTCCCGCCGAGGTCGAGCTTTACCAAGCAGCGTTTGCACAGCCTTCTTTTGTTTCGCTTGCTCGTAAGGCACGTGGACTCGACGACTGATGCAGCACATGGTCTGGCAGCAGATTTCCGAAGATCAATGGGTCACCAAAGAAGGTATATGGCGGGACACGCTGCACCCGCATTTGACTAAGCATAGTGTGAACATGCACCGTGCGCCTGAGTGCTTCTTTCACCCGTTTGGGTACATCCTGTTTACTGATGGGGTCTACCTGCTTTACGTTTCCACCTCTTCACATTCCCCCGCTGACTATTACAGCCAGCACCACACCCTTTCTGATGCTCAGCAGGATCTGAGCGACTTCGTATGAATGACCCCGATTACACGCCCGGCTGGGCCAAAGTTGAAGTTATCCACTCCACGTATGACCGCTGCAACCAGCAGCGCTTCTGGACCAGTAAGTTCAAGGCTAGTGAGTTCTCCAACGAGCTTGCCGTAGACGTTTCGCGGCGTTTGCACGATGACGGTTCCAATCGTTATGCGTTGGAGGTCAGCAGCGGTGGCGCCACGCTTACTGCTCACATGACACAGCACCAGATGGACGCCGTTCTCTCTGTGTTCCTGCGTGCCGTTTACACCCCTTTCGAGGACAAGTCTGATGACTGATTCCAATGTGCATGTTGTTCGTGTGTCTCTCGACCACGACGTTCCGATTGACTACGCCAAGCTTGCCTCTGCTATCGGTGAGTCCAGCTTGGCTACCGACATCGCTGAGCACATTGACACTGACGCACTGGCGCAGTCTTTGGTCGATGGCCTCGACACTTACGACATCGCGAACAAGGTTGACGCTGGTGAGATTGCTTCTGAGATTGATTTCTCTGCGCTTGCTGACGAGTTCAACACCAGCGAGATGGCTAAGGAGATTGTTACGGAGATTGACTACAACCGCATCATTGCGGCGCTGCGTAACCAGCCTGTTGTGTCGGACCATGTTCCGGCGTTTAACGCTAAGGATCTAATTGCTCGTGTTGCCAAGCTTGAGGAGACCCTCACTCGTATGTCTGGAGTGCTCAATGAAGAACGGTGACCGTGGTGTTGTCAGGGTGTGGCAAGCGTCTACACGGCAATGGCAGACCGTTGCCGCCAAAGACACTTGCTCGCCTGACATCTCTCACCCTGACCTAGACTGGGCACGCAGCATCGTGCGCAAGAACAAGGGCGAGCGTGTGACAGATGAGGAGCTTGACACCGTTGTGTGGAATGGGCTCATGGGCTGCTACATGATGGAGTGGCGCGGCATGACTCTCGGCATCGAGACTGACGGCCACATCCACAGCTAGCTATTAGCCACCTTTCGACATATTCGGACGGCGTAACCACGTAACTCGATGGGGGTTACGGAAGAAACCGGAGCTAGAGCGGTTTCCTCACGGTTACGTCGTCCCCTTTCGTTATACTGCGCATTGCGTGCAAGGCCCTATTCTGGGTGTTTCGGCGTAAACGCCGTAGATCAGGGCACTTGCGCTCGTTTAATAGGTCGAAAGGTCGCTATAGGAGAACGTCATGTCGTACAACCATCGAGGTCGTGAGCCTCGCCCCCATCGTCTCGAAGTGAGACTATCTGCCGCAGAGCTTGAGAGTGTAAACGAGTGCTGCCGTCGTGTGGACAGGTCGGCCTCGTCTGTAGTTCGGCATGCACTCGAACTCTACATCCAAGCTACTCTAGGAGGCCATGACGCGCCGACTAGCTCAAACACCGACACGCAAAGCCCTTCGGGAAACCTGTAGGCTGCTAAGTGTACTGGCCGCTCCCAGCGATGGTCGAACGGTCAAGGTGAGAGTGGTTAAACGTCTTCCCGATGATCGGTTAGGCGACTGCGCTCAATACAAAACACACTATCTCGTGCGCCTAAGTGCTGAGGTAGTAGACACTCAGCCCGACGCCGTGTGGATGCTGCTTGCTCACGAGTGGGCGCATGCACTAGCGTGGGAAAACTGTACGCACAGTCACGGTGAAGCGTGGGGGATGGCCCTCGCTCGGGCGTGGCGCATCATCAGTGGTGAAATATCGCCAGGAGATTTGTAATGCAATGGTCCGATCTGTCCTCGTTGGGTTACTGGGTGTTCCCGACGAAGAATAGGCAGAAGTTTCCGACCCAGTTTAACGGGCGCAAGTGGGACACCCTCATTAAGACGGGCGAGCACGAGTTGGCGCACGCTTACCTAGCTAAGGAGCAGGGGACAGGGGCTGCAATGTGCCCGCAGCCGGGAGATCCGGTGCCTCTCCTAATCCTCGACCTCGACACGTACGGCATGGAGTTTGGTTCCGTATGGGAGAGGGTCTCACCGGACAACGATTTGCCAGAAGGTACATGTGTTGTGGCTTCACCCTCAGGTGGCTATCACCTTTGGTTTAGGTTGCCGCCCGACATCATTGCGCAGCGGTTGCCCGCGACTCTGGATTTTGGGGACGGGATCACAGGAGAGATCCGTGTGTCGTCTAAAGCATGCCGCCTCATCATGCTGCCCGATTCGCTTGTCACTAATAAGAACGGCAAGCCTGCAAAGTACAGCGTCATTGAGGGTGAGCTTGATCCGAACAAGCTGGCTTATCCGCCTGAAACGCTCGCCGCTCGACTAGTAGCTCGACCTAATCAAGGCAAGCGGACAGAGGTTGGAGGCAAGCCGACAGAGGCGCTGCACTTCATCGAGATGCTAGACCTGATTGACGCGATCCCAGACGGGAGCCGGAACAATACGGTGTCTCGCATCGGGCAAGTTCTCGGGCGTTTACACCCCGGAAAGTCGCCGGACCCAGAATTGGTGTCGTCTGTATGGGATGCGCTGGGCAAGAAGCTCGGGAACTTTAAACAGTCTGAGTTTCGGGTCGCCATGAACAGTGGTTGGAACACCGGAAGCAAGAACGGTGAGAAGTACCAAGCTAGGGAGAAGAACCCAACAGTCACTGATGTGAAGGCTGAGTGCGAAAGCGTGTTTGGTCACACTCCGTGGATGGTTGAAGTGTTCGACTCCAGTGGCAAGCTCAAGGAGACGCTCGTTGGTTTCGGTGGCTCGGCTAAGCGTAGGCACGAAGCAACTAAGGTGGCTGCGCTTAGCGACGTTAAACAGACGCTTCCTAGCCTTACTAGGTTGTCGAGTGCTCCGATGGATACTGTCTCCAGAAGCCCTCTCTTTGTTCAGCCGGGCTGGGCAAAGGTGCTGGACTTCATGATGCAGGTGGAGAAGGGCGTCGATCACCTTGGTGTGCCTATTGAGGACAAGTTCTGGGAACTGCTGGATGAGTGGGCTCGCATTGCTGCGGGTGACCTACTGTTCCTCGAAGCCTGGACAGAGAAGCGCCCGCCCGGCTCGGCTACTCCGTTTATCGTGTGGCCGCTGGGTGACGGCTCCCCGCCTGCTATGGTGCTGCCTCCGATCTTGCAGGAGACCCTAATTACACAGCTAGGTGACATTCCGAAGGCGCGTGGTCTGAAGAAGAAGTACCTGCTAGAGAAGTCGTTGGTTGGTATGCGCAGCGGTCAACGGGTGTGGGTGTGCCCCCTTGCTCAGTTGCCGTCCGTGTCGCAAGAGTACATCGGTGCTCAGTACGAACTGTACGTTCGAGACAAGGCTGAGCGTGAGCAGAGTTAAACTCACTGCGTTCGATGGTCCGCCCGGCACAGGGAAGACACGGCGCATTGTCGAGGAAGCAAGTAAGTGGGATGGCGAGCTTGGTGCAGTGGTTACCTACACCAAAGACGCCGCTGCCATTGTTAAAAAGCGTGCCCCCAATATTATTTCGGGCACGGTGTATGCCCTGACTTGGCCGTATGTGCGGGAGTATCTGAAGGGCTCGTCTGCTAGTGCAGCGAGGGTCAGTGCTGCTTATACGACGAGGAAGATCCATCACTTGTTCGACCCTGCGCTGGAGCAGTACAGGAGGGACGCGCCTAGCAATAAGCCACCGAACCGTGTCGATGAGCTAGCGCAGCGTTTACACGGGTGGCGCAGCGGGGATCCGCCGTTCGATTTGAATGCCGAGAAGCCTACCTCACAGCTAAAGTTCATCCTGCCCGTGGCTCGATGGCTAAACGTAGGTGCGCCGATGCCCGAAGAAGAGAAGTTCGACCTGCTGATGATCGACGAGTCTCAGGACATGAGTTGGGTCGAGCTACGCGCAGCGCTGGCTTTGGTTAAACAGGGCGGCGATGCCTGGGCGTTTGGTGATCCCGGTCAGGCGATCTTTGGTACAGCTAAGGGGGTCAAGGGGTCCAGCCTTCCTCCAGTGTGGACACATGCCGACGAGCACACGGTATTGAACAAGGGCTATCGGGTAGGTGATCCGGTCGCCTCTGTTGCTGCGAAGGTGCTTCGGTCTTGGTACGACCGACCCGCTAGCATGTTTAAGGCAGAGCACCAGACGCAGATGCTGGTGTGGGATGCTTCGGTGCCCCCGGCGAGTGGGCTGGTGCTTGGTTACTCGCGCAGCGGCGTAGCAAAAGCGTTCCGAAACTGGGGGCTCCGCACGACAGGAGTGGTGCCCAAAGTTGCGAACGCAGACACCGAGCTAGTATTGTCCACAGGGCACTCCGCTAAGGGAGCAGAAGCAGATGACGTTTACCTACTCCCTTGGTCACGAGAAGCTATGACACGCTTCGAGCAGAAGGACCCGGCTACTCTACGTCTTTTGTATGTAATGCTGACTAGGGCGCGTAAGCGCATACATCTTCCAAGGCAATTGAAGGCGAGGTTATCGCTATGACTTCACAAGACAAAGTAGTTGAGCTATTGCGTAGGCTACATGCAAAAGTATTTAACAAGCCAGGCATCGCACGTACTGGCTACGCAACAGTGCCCGAAAAGGCTCGCGTTAAAAATAGCCTCAGCAATAAGGCACAGTTCAGCGACTTCCTTCTTCGTAGGCGTGGCTACATCATACACGTGTCGCCAGCAGAGCTAATAAAGCTTAGGCCACAGATGGAGATAGACGCAGGTGCGCGTGAGTTGTTTGAAAGTCAGTGGCGCAAAGGGATCATCTGGAGCCCGATACGTTTACACGCAGAAGTTGTGGGTAAGCGGTGGGTTCTAGAAGAGCCTCGCGCTTTGAGCCGCGCACGGTTCTTGGCGTCTAAAGGACAGGCGCTCGTTGTCTGTCAAATACTGGAAGATGAAGACCTTCCTGCAACCACTGCGAAGCTAGAGTTGCTGAAGCGGGGCCTGTACAACGCTGAAGGTTCACGCTGCCCCGTCGTTCTAGCTAAGGTTGCCTACTGATATGGAAATTCACCGCCTTCCAAAGCATCGCCTGCTTGAGGTGCTGGGCGCAGCGTCGCCCGAACAAGAGTGGGTGCTCGACACGGAGACCAACGGGCTAGATGTTGTGGGGCCAG